ATTTACTGGGAATGTGATGAAGAAGACCTCTTGAAGTTTGCCCAAAAAATCTATCAAATGGGTTATGATGATGGTTGCTACGAAACATCTTATTCCACTGGATACACTGGACTTTTTGGAGAACCACAATGACTGACGCAGCATACAAAGTTTGGGAAGCATTCAAGGCAGAATTGATTGTAGAACCCACAGAGGATATGAAACAAGCATTAGCATCTTCTATTCGTGTAATTTCTTCTCTCATTTATAGAGATGGAGTGCTTGCAAATGAACCTTGGCTTACTCATACTGCTCAAGAACTAAATGAAATTGCTGGTGATGTGGAGGCACTATGAAAGAAAAAACAAAGAAAATAGATGATGCTTACTGGAGAGCAATAACTAATGTTCCAGATATTTACACAAAGGGTCGGGTGCGTTTTGCTGCTGGTCTCCGTGAGATTGTGAATGAGTATCAATACCATCACTTTGGAGAAGGTGAGGATATGGTAGTTGATGCTCGTGTGCTTTATGAACTTGCTGATGAATTGGAGTTACTATGACTGAAAGAGCACAAAAATTGAGAGAAGTAGCACGACAAGCACTTTACAGCACTCCTAACGACCAAGAGTGTGAGGTTCCCATTATGGTTGCTACTCTTCGTGAAGTCATAAACCAACTCCAACAAAGCCCTGGTGTGATTATGTGTGCTGATGTGTTAGAATTATGTGAGGAGATTCAAAAACTATGAAATTTGATGGATTTGATTGGGTATTTTTGACTATCCCTATTTTTATAATCGTTGCTGCTACTGTTCTTACCTATGGTGATCAACAACAACGAGTGTTATTCCAACAAACATACAATAAAAACTTGGAGTGTCGTCAAGCACTCAAAGATCAAACAGTAGGAAGAGTGAATGAGATTTGTGGCGATGTTCCTGCTATTGGAGCTTTTGTGAAATGATTGAAATTCAAAAGAACTACAAACTCACACTCACAGAAACACAAGCAAAAGAACTCTATGAATTTTTGAGAGGAGCAAAGGATTGTGGTCATTTATCTACTGACCGAGATTTGGTGCTTGTCTATCACGAACTCAAGAAAATCTTTGATACTGGAATCCGATGAAAGTTTATTCACTCTACTTCAAAGAAAAATTTGTAGTAGCATTTCCAAATCGGGAAGATGCTATTGAATATGGTAAGGAGTATTATGATAGGTATGCTTGGGATTGTAATATCCTTGAAGAGTATTTGAGTAAATCTCCATTAGTTTATACTCCTTCTCATTATACTTCTCTTCATTCTCTCACTCCACCACAAACAATTCCTTGTAATACCGTGAAAGCATATGACTAAAACACAATCAGCATTAGAACGAGTTATTATTGAACTTGATAGTTGGTGTGATAATTGGACCCCAAATTCTTACAATGACCCTCGCATTAGTTTGAGACAGATTGCTGACCGTGCCCGTGATGTTTTAGACCCTAGGAAAAAAAATGACTGAATTTCAACCAAAACCACAAACACCAGAGCAAGTTGCCGATGGTCTTCGTGAGGCTTTTAGACAAGCAATGAAAGATGGTGTGATGGATGCTACTCCTTACTTGAAAAAAATGACTTTCAAATCTGATATTGAAAAAACAGAAGCAGAAATCAAAGTGCTTCAAAAGAAACTTGACCTCCTCAAAGAGATTGAGACACATAAATCTCAACCAAGAATGAACTTTCTATTTGATGGAAAGTGTGAGGTTGTCTCTTATAATAAAAAAAGTTATTATCGTTTTGAATTTCCTGATGAGGTTTATTGGTATAGGAGAACTAGTCACGAGACCTACTTGGATTTGAAGTTGGAACGCATTACCGATGGTGAAACTCATCGTCTGCTTGAAGGTGTTTGGTTTAATGATGTGCGAAAGGGAAGATATACTGATGAGTTTGAGGAAGATACAACATCATCCACACTTTATGAGATGTTTTACAATAAAGGTTTAGTATCAATTTGTGATACTGTTTGTGATATTGTTGCCGATTGGTTGCCTGATGAAGATGATGGTGATGATAGATATGCTTGTGGTTGGAATGATTGTCTTGAAAAGTTGAAGTTGAGGTTAAAATGACTGAACCATTAAATCATAAACTTGATGTAAGTAAAATCAAAACACTCACAGATGTAAAGAATGTCTTTGAGTGTATGAGTTTGATTTCTAATGCGAGTGAAGAACACGAAAAGTATGAACTCCTCAAAGAATACTTCACAATTCCAAACGAAGCACAAGAACTCAAATTTGAATATCCACGCAAATCCTTGGAAGAAATCTCACAAGAGTTTGACGAGAAGATTGATAAACAGATTGAGGATGTAGAATACAAGTTCGCACAACTCAAATACTATCAAGAGCATCAATACAATCAAAAGTTTGATCGTATTATTGAGAACTTTGAATATGCGAAGGAACACGGACAATTCCCAGTCAGACTTACAATAGGTAAGTTAGATTGTTCTACTCTTGGTGTGAGTAGTGCTGTAGATTGGAGTACAGAGTATAGAATTGGTAAAGATGAGGTAGGATACTGGGACATCAAACCAAACATCAAAGTGTATCTGAAAAAGAAACCAAATCGTATTGTGAGATACTTTACTAAACTGCTTCTTGATTTTACTTGGAAAGATAAATGAAACTACGTGCTGCTGATTTGATGGTGATTGTAGATACTCTCAATCATAGTTTGCGAATTCAAAATTTTAATGGTGGATTTACCCCAGAAACCAGAGAACGAACTATGAATGATATTATTGAGATTATGGCTACTATGAATGTAGAAGTTGTCTGTAGTGATGTAGAATCTGTTGTTGTAAGTGGAGATGTGGGTGGGTGAGGACACTTGAAGAACTGGCACAGGAGCATCCCACAGGGGCACCAGATGCCTTATAATACTCTCATACACACAGAAACCTCTTATGAACATCAGCATTAAAATTACTATCCAAAATCATAGTGGTTTTTGGTATGAGGTAGAAGACACTCATACTGATGCAGGTTGTTTTGGTTGCACTATTTCTTATTGGGAAGAAGATAGTGAGAGAGGTGATAAACGACATCAATATATCTGTATGGATAAAGAAGAAGCACTTGCAATCGCAGACGCAATCTACAAACTTTTTAAGAACTGATGCACTACGAAACTGACATCATCATTCATCAGTATTTCCCTGATGATAGATTTTATTACAAACTCAAAGTCACAGATGTAATGAATATGGATTACTACTATGAGGGTAGTGCTCTAACTCTTGATAATGTTATGGAATGTATCCAACTTCACCTCAAACAACACCAGAACTGAAATGACTATCAAAGCAACTGAACTTCTCAAGCTCCTTTCCAAAGCAGAAAAACTTGATTTGAGTGTTGAGGTTTGTGAGGACAAAGATGGGGATTATGTAATTCGCATTTACGAAATGTTTCGTTCAGAAGGATTTGATGAAAAAATGTTCATCACTCAAAAGGGTGAGAGCGACTGGAATAAGGCGTCATACACTATTGATGGTATGATGGATGTTCTTGATGAACAGTTGGAAGAAAAACGACAAGAAGAAATTAAAGAACAAAAACGACAAGAACTTCTTGCTCGTTTGACTGATGAAGAAAAGGAATTGCTTGGAGTAAAATGATTGAACGAGTTAAATTCAAAACTATCACAAGAGTGATTGACCCAAAGACACGCATTCATTATCTTGATGCTGTTGATGAGAATGGACAGCATTGGTCTGCTCAAATGACCCATCAAGAAGAACCTTGGATTATTTACAAAGAAGTTTGGAAAAAAGACCCCCAACAACCCTATGACTTATGAGTGATATAATCTACTACAAAAATGGTGAGGAAACATTTCGTATTTCTCCTTCAACTGTTGGAACCAAATGTCCTGAAACTAAACTTGAAATCAAAATGACTGAAAAATTCACACTTGAACTTACACTTGACGAACTTCACATGCTTGATAAGTATGTTGAATATTGTGAAGAAACAAAAGAGTTTTTTGATAAACTCAAGAATGCTTACCCTAAACAAAAATCACCAGCAGAGGAGGCATACAAAAGATGTTATGGGGAATATCCTTCAGGTACTCCAAGTGAAAATGCAAGGTGGGATGCTTTTCTTCGTGGTTATCAATCAACACAACCGCACGCAGTTCCAGTTGATGAACCTGATTGGTATGATGAAGTAGAACATGACGAGAAGGACAATCCTCCTTATCATATCACTGATGAAGTAGTTAATAGGTTGATAAAACAACACCAAGCACAAAAACTCTACAATATGGCAAGAGATGAACTTGGATATTCTTTTGATTGTTGTGATGAGTTTGTAGATTTAGTGGAGAGATGGTTGCCGAAAGAACAATCAGCAGCAGGAAGTCAGAATGTAGATACTGAATTACTTGTTGATGGATTTAATCATTGTCTTGAAAAAATTAAAGGAATGCTACGATGAGATACAATCCAGCAGATTGGGATACTTATACTCAAAAACAAAGAAAAGAATGGTATTATAAACCATACGAAGAACAACGAGATATTATCAATCAATCATATATCTCACTGATTACCGACGAAACTGGTAACCTTGATACTATAAAAATTCTTGAGATTATTATGGATTTACAAGACCGAGTAGAAGACCTTGGAATTGAGTGTGTGAGGAAAGAGTATTACTAATGACTACTGAACGAAACTTTACAAAAGAACTCCTATACTCATATTATAATGATATGGAAGGCGGAGACGATATTGAGAGCATTGATTATCGTTCTTTGATTCACATCATCACTGAATTATGTAATAGAATAGAAAAACTTGAATCATGGAAAGATCGTGTGCAAAAAACTGCTAAGGAGATCAAATGACTGAAGAAGATAAGTATGCTCTCAAAGAGTTTCTGCGTGGTGTTAGTGTATTTCTTGGTGCCTCTGCTATATTCATCATTATTCTGATTGCACTTGCTTACTTTGCCACAGGCGATAAACCAATCAACTCTTCATCTTTTGAAGTGGTTGACAAATACAAAGAATGTGATATAGTGAGGTATGCTCCGCATCAGGCAGCAGAGTACAAATACTTCCTTTATTGCGAGGGAAACAAATGACACATTCTGAGCATTATTACGACTACAACCGCAATGATCTTTCTCGCCCCAACCCCTTCGACTCACTCCCCAATCCTGTGGCCGAGGGGATTATGGACATCTACTATGGCAACTTTTCCGATCTAGATGATAGTCCCTTCGATTATGAATGCATTGCCGATATCCTCGAGTACGTAATTAAGCAACTCCGAGAGCATCAAGAACCAGGGCATGGTCGCTTTGTAATCTTTTGTGAAGATCTCTGGGATGTGGTTGATGCCTTGAGGAAGAAGTCCTATGATAAATGAGGATATGCCATGGGTCAACTTGACTAATCAAGAAGTGGAAGAGTTACGCTCCAAAAAGCATGAGCTCACCGAATATGGCAAACAAAGACTGAAACAACTCATGAACGAAGAACCACTCCATGCGAAAGTATCCGAAGAAGATTATAAAAAAATTGTAGATCTTATGAGAAATCAAGAACCATATCCTGATACTATGTTTGAAGAAGCAGAGCGTCGTGAGAAAGAACGTAAGGCACTTGACGCTCTTGATAAACTTTATGATGAAAATGGTGATGCACTTCAACAACTTGCAACAATTGAAAAAGAAGAATGGGAACGCAAGGAACGAAGTGAAACTGTTCTTCGACGTTATAATGCCTTTTATAATGATGAGTGCTCTGGTATGCCTCATGGCACACCAATCACACCAGAACATATGCAGGCAATGGCACTACAATGTATGATTGATGCTCTTATTTGTGAAAACCTAAATGTAGAATATAATTCCATTGCGATTGATGACATCAAGGATTTGATTGAGGGATTGTATCAACAGAGTGATGAATTTCTTGAACGAGTGAGGAAGAATAATGGATAAACCATACTACCGTTTCTTTGTGATTGATTATTGTGCAACTGGAGAAGGCCGTTCTATTTGGTTACAGATCTGTCGTTATAATCTTGATGGAGAAAGAGATTATGAGTTCACAAAATTTGCAAACTTTGTTAATAATGATTATTATCTACGCGGATGTGATGAACTTACAGAGCGAGAGTTTCTGGATAAATATACGCGATTTATTCCTTATATGATTGCAAATATGCTTCGGGATAAAACTATTGGTACATGGAAAACACATTTACATTTTAACTTATCATGAACATCAAATTTCAAGCACATCAAGCAACTGAAAGGGAAGTAGAACTCTCACAACAAGAACTCTTCCAACTCTTTGAGATTATGCGTAAAGAGTTTGTTGAGCACATTACTTATTGTAATTTCCGTAATTGTTATTCTCCAACTCCAACGGAGAAAAACATTATAGATTTTTGCAATTCTCATAATGTAGACTGTGAATACGATCGTGATAGGGTAGCATTCTTTTCTGCAATATTGGACGGAATCCGCAATCCATACCAATGAGTAGATTCATTAAAAACCCAGATGAGATTATCCTAGAGGATATTAAAATGGTCCATTATGAAACCATGGAACAAGGCCGGGCAGTATGGCTTGGAATATACCTCAATAATGGCCAAATCTTCCATCTCAATATCGGAGGAGATAATCTCTATGTTAATTACTCGAATGAAAGCGTGGATTGAGGAGGCATGGTGGGCATGGGGTAATGGCGTCTCATTTCGATTTATCAACTATAATGACAACATTGACCGCCTCGCCTTCTTCGAAGAAATAAACTGTGGGTGGTACCGGATGTACATCTATCCCTACGACGATTGGTTTCTCCCATCGCGCTCGCCCGAACGAAAATTACGACTAGAACAATGAACCTCCCAACCTTTTTAAATAAGTGGGTCATCTCAAATAAATTTATTAAGTATACCCCATTCTGGTGGTGGTATCGTCTGATTTCCCATGACAGATTCCGCCTCGGTGACTATCACATCTACCCAGAGTTTTGGCATTCTTTAAATGGGGGATGGGAGCATATGGAATATGTACAAAAGTTTGAGGAGTTTTGGGGTAAAGGTTCCTATCCGCCAGAACGTATTACAGTCTCTGAAGAGGCTTATGATGAGTTGTTACGGCGTATCCACTCTCCCCCAGATCCTGTTAAAATGGAGAGGTTAAAAGAAATACTGAATCGCAAAGCCCCTTGGGAGGATTAAAATGAAACCTGAATTTTCTCAACGTCAATACAAACTCATTTACCATGCCATCCGTCGATACCAAATCGAAAAAACCGTGCTTAATAGCACCGAGTATCACGACTGCAACGAAATTCTTGACGAACTCTTTGACCATGTCTACACCCAGCACAAGGAGCAAGTAACATGATTGAGTGCATAGAAGAATGTGATGGATCCCTAACATTCTCATGGGATGAGAACGATCCGGTTGAAAGAGTTTTGAATACTTGGACAGAGCAAGACTTCATCGATGCCATTATGGCCCAAATTAATCATTTAAAGGAGGCAGAAGTTAATGGGGATGTTTGATTACTTCCGATCATCTTACGACCTTGGAGAACCCTTTACCGAGGTAGAGTGCCAGACAAAAGATATGGAGAGGGGCATAGGTGGCACTATGAGTACCTACTGGCTCGATCCTAGTGGGAGGTTGTGGCTTATCGACACCCGTGAAGCCTTTGACTTTGGTGAAGATCCAAACTGGGTCGATGATGGAAAAAAAATTTCCGCTCTGTTTAGGTATAAATTTTTGCCAAATGGCAAGCATGGGAAGGTAACTCTTCATGACATCACAGACTACGTCTGCGTATATCCTGCTCGATGGGGTGGGGAATGGGAGGACTGGCCAACTTGCCGAATACACTTTATCCGCGGAGTATTACAGGGCTATGAAAACATCTCTAAAATGGACTCGTATAAGTCCTCTGATTAATCTTGGATTTAAAACTTTTACTATATTTTCCCTCATTACAGCATTTATATATTGGGGGCTTAATAACGCTTACCAAAAATGACTAAATTTGAAGAAATAAACGAGTACTTTATGGCAGAGCATGGCTTTGCCTTATTCCTTATCGAGGAACCCTATCTCATGATGAGGAAACGCAAAACAGCAAGATGGGTTGGATCTACTGATCCAAATATCACATTACTTAAACGGAATGGGAAGCCTACCACTCGTTATCCCAAATCCCGTGGTATAATTATGAACGGTGGGTTCAGGCCTATATCTCTGAACACTCTGGTATCAAATCTTAAGGACAACCGTCCTCTCTATTCCAAGATCTGATTTCAGTTTAAAGTTAAATTCAACTATTTATCAAGCCTCTGAGACTTATCCTCATGCTTAATGGGTAGTTGTCATGGTATCTCTAATTCATCTATAAACAATTGCAGATTGCAAAGATGACCCTGGAATATCGTGTCCATTACATCGGAGCTCATGAAAAAAACTTTAGTTACCCTAGCCCTGGCTAGTCTTTCTCTTATCCCTCTTTCTGCAAGAGCAGGACAACAATGCGGAGAAGCAAGTTATTACGGATTAGGGGACGGATATCAAGGTGAAATTACTGCATCTGGTCGAAGGTTTGATACATGGTCAAACCAGGCAGCTCACAAATGGCTACCCTTTGGTACTGTTGTTACTGTGACTGCTAATGGCCGAAGCACGAGAGCAGTGATCACCGACCGCGGACCTTTTGTCGGCGGAAGGGTCATCGACTTATCGGCTAAGTCCTTTGGCGATCTTGGTCCACTCTCACGAGGAGTACACAATGTCTGCATCTCGTGGAGATGAGATAACTAACAACTGAATACAAAGTTAGCCCCGAGCAAGAGCCTGGGGCTTTAAAGTATCAAAGTTCTTCTAAAACTGAACCTAATAAATACTCAATAGTGTTACAATCGGAAAGTATATCCTCTACAATATTTACTATTCCGTAATTGCGTCCACTCTCCGCTTCTTCTCTGAGTCTTTCCAGCCCTTCTCTGAATTCACCATTAAGTCTTTGGAGTCCATCACAGAGATCAGATGCAGTGGCCCATGTTAGTTCAGGTACAGAGTTAAAGATGGATGCTCTGATCTCAATCCTTGCACCTCTTGCTTGTTCGGCCAAAATATCTACTTTTTCCTGTACCATCTCATAGATTTTTTCAAAGAGTAGATGGAACTGATAAAAATTTGTGCCAACAATATTCCAATGTGCTAATCTAGCAGCACCTAAAAGATTATTTTGGAGTTCTAAAGCTTGGAGGAATAAAGTTTCCATATTTAACTATTGTAATTTTTATTAATTCCAAAGGGGATTTCTTGGAGCGCGGAGGTTAATGGATTTGAATTAGGCACTGTTCCGGCCTCATTTCTCCATAATCCAGAGTCTATCTTTAACTTAAACCAATCTGGGTAAGGATCGACATTCTCCTTATAGCATTTCCAAACTTTTTGCAGACTACCTGACGTTACCTTGGTGTTATCTAATACTCGAGTCCCATCATCGTCTATTGAATAGGCAATTCTAGGAATAAATTCATAAGTAGCTGTACCATCCAATTCCTCAGAACATTCCAACTCAAGAGAATCTGATATTCCTCGTGGGCATCTAGGATCTTCTACAATATACTCCTCTGTATATTCTGTATTTATGACCCGTCTCCAAACAGCCAATCCAGTAAATTTCTGATTAGGGTCTAAAAGACATTTACGTTTTGGCAAGAAGTCTTCGATGGAGATGGGGTCAAATGCAGCGCATGGTTGGGAATAGAATCTTCCGTCAGCAACTAGAACCTCAATAGAGTAAGTTTGCTCATAAATAAACTGAGATGCATCGGTAACTTGAACAAATCTTTCATTCTCTAATTCAAATCCGGTCTGGAACTCAAGACCTGGCACCTCTGGCACCCATCCAGTCACAGAATCGGCAATAAGATCGAGAATGGGGAGAGAAAAACTATGCCCTTCTCTTTGGGTCTGTTTCTGAATAAGAGTTATGGTATAGGTTAACTTTCTATTCCTAATAGTAGGAATATAGGCGCCTTTATTTGGGTTATTTGTAGAGCTGGATGAAAAACTGACAATAATCATTGCCTGTTCAGCAACTCTTCCCGACTCATCGATTTCCTCAGCAAGACGAATCACCACAGCGCTCTGCCCAAGAGTCCCATGGACCCTCTTATGGAGTTGATTCTCAATCTCTAAGAGCATGGATTAAAATTCCCCACCACTAATAAAATCTTGAAGTTCCCAGAAACCTGTCATGTAGTTATATAGCAAAGCATCTCCAGGTTTTACATTACGAGTAAAACGCACATTGGCGAGGTCTTGGATCTTACGATTTGCCTCTAATTCGATTACATATTGTCTTAAAGAGGCCGCATCTTGCTTATACTCACTCCCATCTGGGAATACACCAATTCTCCCACTAAGAGCACCATATTGAGAACCATAATAACATCCACCACTAGACCCATCTGCCACAAGGTAAAATCCTGCTCCGTCAGGGGCGGCTGGATTGAATGGATCATAGCCATAAGTCTGATTTGCCATTAGAACGTATCTCCTGTTTGTAATCCGTCGTAGTTATTAAATGTACCATCGGCAGTTTCCGTGGTATTTATTGCGTTGAGTGTATCTCCGTCTTGTGGATCAACAGCATCTGAAGTGTTTGTAAACGCAGAGAGATCTCTCGTGGATTCAAGTGCATCTACTAGTTGATTAATATCAAGAGCCGATCCGGGCATTGTTGTTTCAATGCCAAGTGCGTTTTCATCAAGGGCCTCTGAGTACGTCCGTGGTGAGGACATGGCTTCTTTACGTGGGAATTGGAAGAAGCGGTTATTTCCACCTTCTCTTTGAACCCAACGATTTGTAGAGTTCTCTGTGAAACTTCTGCCTCTTCTATAGGAACTCTTTGTCATTGAGCAAGCACCGCCCCAATAGCGATACGCTTCTTGCCATTTAAGTCCGGTGGATGGAGAGGCTTTAGCCGCCCATAATTCGAGTTGCTGAAGAGCTTGTTCAGCAGCATCAATTACTTGTTGACGTGGGCGGAGAATATCTAAATACCATCGAG